TTACAATTTACTACCAAAACAACTTTGCGATAAAACAATTTCTGAAATAGAAAATGCTAATTGGGAACCTCATGTTTTTTACTTTCCAGAACTTGGAGAATACAAAGCAAAAAGCGGAGATAAAGAACTTTCTGTGTTTGGTGGTGATATTCCAAGTAAACCTGAATTAATGGGCATATACTGGCAAGCAATTTTCAATTATGTTAAAGATTTAGATTTTCCTTGGTTTGCTAATTGGCAAGGATATACTAGTATTAGATTTAATAAGTATGAAAATTCAAAATTGATGGCAAAACATTGCGATCATATTACTGAAATATTTGATGGACAAAAGAAAGGAATACCAACACTTTCGGTTGTTTCTGCATTAAACGATAATTATTCTGGTGGAGAATTTATTATGTTTGATGATTATGAAATTAAATTAAATCAAGGTGATATTCTTATTTTTCCCTCAACATTTATGTATCCACATACAGTAAAAGAAGTAA